CTATTTATTCAATGTAGTTAAGTATGTTGCCAGAGCGGGTAAAAAAGACCCCCAAAAAGAACTGGAAGACCTCAAAAAAGCGGTATTTTACCTACAAAGAAAGGTAGAAAACCTCCAAAAATAAATTTGGTATTGTGGAAAAATAGTCGTATATTTATAGTAATAAAAGATGAAAAAGTTATATTTAGATATAGGAATATCGCGATATAAACCTCAACTTTAAAAACAAATTTTAAACCTTAAAAACAAAAAAACAATGGACATTTCATTGGCATTAAAGAGATTTAGCTCTTTACAAAACAACACTAAAAAGTCGGATTCAATCTACAAACCGGCTAACGGAAAATCTCAAGTGAGAATCGTTCCTTACAAGTTCAACAAAGACATTCCTTTCATTGAACTTTACTTTCACTACAACATTAACAACAAGACTTATTTGAGTCCAATGTCATTTGGTAGACCTGACCCTATCGTTGAGTTTGCAGAAAAACTTAAAAGAACAGGTGATACCGATGATTGGAAAGCAGGTAAGAAAATGGAACCAAAGTTAAGAACTTTTGTACCAGTTATTGTAAGAGGTAAAGAATCGGAAGGAGTAAAATTCTGGGGATTTGGTAAGACAGTTTATCAAGATATCTTAGGATATATTGCTGACCCTGATTACGGAGATATTACAGACCCCAACACAGGTAGAGATATCGTATTGGAAGTAATGTCAGCAGAAGAATCTAACGCATCTTATCCAACAACAACAATCAGAGTTAAACCTGCAACATCTAAATTAGCAGATTCTCCGGAAACTATCCAACAATTGTTAGATGGTCAAAAAGAAATTACTGAATTATATCAGGAGTTATCTTACGCAGAATTAAAGTCAGTTTTAGAAAATTGGTTAAATCCATCAGCCGGTTCTAATGACGAAATCGTTGAAGAATTAGAAGCACCAAAACCAAAGACTCAATCAGTAGCAACACAAAGTAGTGTTTCAACTGATATGGGTGGAACACAGGAAATCGGTGACTTACCTTGGGAAAAGGAAGAATCTCCTAAAGCTCCAAAAGCAAAGGATGATGTAGCATCAGCATTTGATGATTTATTTAACAATTAATAATTAGGTTACAATGGCCAAAAGAGAAGAGGATTTAGCAAGTATTCTTGCTGATTCATTAAACAAACAAAATAAGGATGGTAAGATTGCCTACTTTCTAACTGATGAAGGTGGTGATGCTCCTACCAATGTTAAAGATTGGATTTCAACTGGTAATGCTATGTTGGATGTTGCAATCTCTAATAGACCTTATGGCGGCTTCCCTGTTGGACGCATATGTGAGATTACGGGTTTAGAGCAGAGTGGAAAATCTCTGCTCTCTGCCCATATTCTTGCAGAAACACAACGCAAGGGTGGAGTAGCCGTATTGATTGATACCGAAACTGCCGTAAGTAGAGAATACTTAGAAGCAATCGGAGTAGATATTTCAAAGTTATTATATGTTTCAGTTGACACCGTTGAAGGTATCTTTGAAGCATGTGAAACTATTATTGAAAAGGTTAGAACAGGAGACAAAGATAGATTGGTTACAATCGTAGTCGATTCAGTAGCAGCAGCATCTTCAAAGAAAGAGATGGAAGCTGATTACGATAAAGATGGTTACGCAACTGACAAAGCTATTATCATTTCAAAAGCAATGAGAAAGATTACCAATATGATTGGTCGTCAGTCAATTGCTTTAGTATTCACAAATCAATTAAGACAAAAAATGAACGCAATGTTCGGTGACCCGTGGACAACATCGGGTGGTAAGGCATTAGCATTCCATGCTTCAGTTAGATTGAGATTAAAGAATATGGGACAATTGAAACAAGGTGATAGAATTGTAGGTATTAAAGTTCGTTGTCAGGTTATTAAAAACAGAATGGGCCCACCATTACGACATGCAGACTTTGACATTTTCTTTGATAGAGGTATTGACAATTATGGTGGATGGTTAGCAGTAATGAAAGACGCCAAAATTGTAAAGCAAGCAGGAGCTTGGTATGAATACATTGACATTGATAGTGGTGAAGTTATGAAGTTTCAATCAAAAGACTTTGCAAAAATGTTAGAAGATGAAAAACTTAAAGACCAAATCTATGTAAGGATTTGTGAGGCAACAATATTATTATATAAGAACAATTCCAATTCGGATGAAGTTGAAGTAACAACGGACGAGGCAAATGAGTCAGATTAATAAAAAGTATTTAGATATACTAAAAGAAATAGATGAAGAACATAAAGGATTTGGAGACTTGCAACGCAACTCTAAAACCTTAGTTATTGATGGTCTTAATACCTTCATTCGTTCTTGGTCAACAGCACCTAATCTTAATGATAATGGTGACCATATTGGAGGCATAGTCGGTACTTTAAAAAGTATCGGCTTTGCAATCCGTACAATTAACCCCACAAGAGTTGTCGTTGTTTTTGACGGCAAAGGTGGTTCAAATAGTAGAAAAGAGATTTACGGAGGATATAAATCGGAAAGAGGTAAGAACAAAATCAAAATGAGATTGAATCGTGCCGCATCCGTTGAAATGAATCCAGAAGAAGAAAGTGTTTCAATGAAAAGACAGATGTCTGCATTGGGTGAATTACTTTCCTCATTACCTGTTTCGATTATGATTTATGATGGAATTGAAGCAGATGATGTTATGGCATATATTGCAACTACTCTAAGACAAGAAAATGAAAAGGTAGTTATAATGTCAACCGATAAAGACTTTCTACAATTGGTAAATAAAGATGTGAGTGTATATTCACCATCTAAAAAGAAAGTTTACAATATTCCAGAAGTAGTAGAAGAATTTGGTATTCATCCACACAACTTTATAAATTTCAGAATGATTGACGGAGACAAATCCGACAACGTGGAAGGTATAAGTGGATTGGGTGTTAAATCAATTATGAAAGCATTTCCAATGTTATCGGAACACCAATTAGTTGATACTACCGATATGGTTAATTATGTAAATACTTTACCCAAAAAATCAAAGGCACACGAATTATTTTTAGATAATTTGGAAATTTGCGAAAGAAATCGTAAATTAATGCAGTTAGCAGAACCAACATTTAGTGGTAATCTCCGTATGAAAATTATGGATAGATACAATGAACCTACTACAAAATTTGACAAACAAACTTTCTTAAAGTATGGTTTGAAACATAGAATGTTAGAAGGTTTTCCAAATGTATTGGACTGGTTACAATCAACATTTTCACATATAGCAAAATTTTAAAAACAAAAAGTTATGGCAAAAGCAGCAGACAAATTAGCAAAACCATTGGGAGACAGAGTTCTTTTAACGGAATTAGACCCAAGAGAAGAATCGACAACTGCCGGTGGTATCATTATCCCAGATAGTGCAAAATCGGAAGATGTAAAGAGAGCAAGGGTAGATGCGGTTGGTGATGGTTTATTTACACAATCAGGAATAGCAATTCCAATGAGTGTAAAAGTAGGTGACGAAGTAATTCTTCCACCATATCATCAAGGAGTAGAAATTAAAGTAGGGGGTAACAAATACATCCTATTAAGAGAATCAGAATTATTAATGGTTATTAGATAACATAAAAACATGGAGGTCAACAATGAAGTGTCTTAAAAGTAGTAAAACAGGAAAAATTATTAGAGTAAGTGATAAAGAAGCTTACCTAGCAACGAGTGAGTGGAAGTTTATTCCAAAGAGTGAATGGAAAGCGGCAACGAGAAAAGTAAAAGTAGAAACAGATAAAACAGAAGCATAATGCAAGAAGTAGATACACTAGTCAAATATGGCCAATCGTATCAATCTAAAGTTGTTGCTTCTCTTATAACGGATGTAAAGTTTTTAGAACAGGTAAGTGAAATTACTAAACCTTTATTCTTTGAGTCTCAGGCAAACCAATGGATTGTAAAAGAGGTTCAATCATACTTTGATGAATATAGAGCAGTTCCGACAATGGAAGTGTTTAAGATTAAAGTTGGTGACATTGAAGATAAGGGATTAAAACAAACAGTAGTTGAACAATTAAAGAATGTTTATTTACAGGTTGGTGCAGAAGATATACCATATGTAAAAAAAGAATATCTTACATTTGCAAAGAATCAAAAAGTTAAAGAGGCTCTATTTAAATCAGTAGACTTATTAAAGAACGGACAATACGACCAGATTATAGATACAATGATGAAGGCATCCAAAGTGGGTGTTGAATCGGATTTAGGTTTGGATTATATTGAAAACTTTGAATCTATTTTGGATGATGTTAAGAGAGACTCTACACCAACGGGGTGGGATGTTATCGATGAACTAATGGATGGTGGTCTAGGTCCCGGTGAATTAGGAGTTGTAATGGCACCATCTGGTATCGGTAAAAGTTGGTTCTTATCTAAAATTGCATGTGAAGCTCTGAAAAGAGGTTTGGATGTATTACACTACACATTGGAATTATCGGAAAGTTATGTGGGTCAAAGATACACTACAATTCTTACCAATGTGGGAACCGCAGACCAAAAAGATAGAAAGGATGAGATTATTCGTAAAATCAAACAAGTTCCTGGTAGAGTTCGTATCAAATACTATCCACCACAATTCGCATCGGCAAAAACAATCGCAGCTCATATTGAGAAAATAAGACAAACCGGATTTAATCCAAAACTTATTGTAATCGACTACGCTGATTTATTGAAAAGTGGTAATGGTGCAAGAGATGGGTTATACGCTGAATTGGGTGGTATCTATGAGGAGTTAAGAGGTTTGAGTGGTGAACATAAGATTCCAGTATGGACTGCCACACAAACGAATAGAGCCGCAATAGACCACGAAGTTATTCAAGCTGACTCTGTGGGTGATTCTTATAAGAAAGTCCAAACAGCAGACTTTATAATGTCAGTAAGTAGGAAAACAAAAGATAAGTTATCAAACACAGGTCGTATTCACATTGTAAAGAATAGATTTGGTCCTGACGGAATGACATTCCCTGCAAAGATTGATACATTTACAGGCGTTATGGATGTGTTCGCAGCTAATTCAGTTGACGGAATGACATCTACCAAAGATAGTAAGAATGGTGAAGGATTAGAGAAAAAACTCCTACATAAGAAGTATGTGGAGAATATGGGATAAGTATTAAAAAATTAAAAAAAGTGTTAATAAATATTTTTGAAAAAAACCTAAAATTAACTAAAGAAATTGGAGTATAATGGTACTACAGTACATATATATCTTTACATTTCCCACTTTTTTGGGAAAAATATTTATTAACAAAAATTAAAAATTTACAAAAAAAATGGACATTTCAAACAAAATCTTATCGGAGATTACGGTCTATATGAAGTACGCAAAGTACAGACCTGAATTACAAAGAAGAGAAACATGGGAAGAGTTGGTAACCCGTAATATGGAAATGCATATTAAAAAATATCCACAATTAGAACAAGAGATTAGAGATAACTACAAATTCGTATATGATAAGAAGTGTTTACCTTCAATGCGTTCAATGCAGTTCGCAGGTAAACCAATTGAAATGTCACCAAATAGAATTTACAACTGCGCATTCGCACCGATTGATGATTGGAGAGTATTTTCCGAAATCATGTTCTTACTTTTGGGTGGAACGGGTGTAGGTTATTCAGTTCAAAAACATCACGTTGATGCATTACCTGAAATTAGAAAACCAAATGCAGACAAAACTCGTAGATTCCTTATTGGAGATTCTATCGAAGGATGGGCAGATTCTATTTCAGTATTAGTTAAAGCATTTTTCTTTGGTGGAAGTAAACCAGTATTTGATTTTAGAGATATTAGACAAAAGGGTGCAAGATTGATTACATCAGGTGGTAAAGCACCAGGACCTCAACCTTTAAAAGAATGTCTTATCAAATTAGAAGGTATACTAGATGCAAAAAAAGATGGTGATAAATTATCCCCATTAGAAGTACATGATATGGTTTGTCATATTGCAGACGCAGTATTGGCAGGTGGTATCCGTAGAGCTGCATTGATTTCATTGTTCTCTGCAAATGACGAACAAATGATTAGTTGTAAGAGTGGTGCATGGTGGGAAACAAATCCACAAAGAGGTAGAGCAAATAATTCAGCAGTATTGATGAGACATAAGATTACAAAGGAATATTTCTTAGACCTTTGGAAAAGAATTGAAGCAAGTGGTGCAGGTGAGCCTGGTATCTACTTATCAAACGATAAAGATTGGGGAACTAATCCTTGTTGTGAGATTGCATTAAGACCTTTCCAATTCTGTAACTTATGTGAAGTAAATGTAAGTGATGTAATAGACCAGGATGATTTGAATGCAAGAGTTAAAGCAGCATCATTCATCGGAACATTACAAGCGGGTTATACCGATTTCCATTACCTTCGTCCAATCTGGCAAAGAACAACTGAAAAGGACGCACTTATCGGTGTATCTATGACGGGTATCGGAAGTGGTGCAGTATTGAAGTTGGATATGAAAGAAGCGGCAAAGGTTGTAAAAGTAGAAAACAAAAGGTTAGCAGAAGTAATGGGTATCAATCCATCCGCAAGAACTACAACTGTTAAACCTGCAGGAACAACATCATTGACATTAGGAACATCGTCAGGCATTCACGCTTGGCATAATGACTACTACATTCGTAGAGTAAGAGTAGGTAAGAACGAAGCAATTTATTCTCACTTATTAGTAAACCATCCGGAATTAGTAGAAGATGAATATTTTAGACCACATGATACGGCAGTAATTGGTATTCCACAAAAAGCACCATCGGACGCAATTTTTAGAACTGAATCACCAATTCAATTATTAGAGAGAGTTAAGAAAGTACATGGTGAATGGATTAAACCAGGACATAGAACAGGAAACAATTCACACAATGTATCGGCAACTATTTCAATTAGAGAGCATGAGTGGAAAGCAGTTGGTGAATGGATGTGGGATAATAAAGAATATTACAACGGACTTTCAGTATTACCTTACGATGGTGGAACTTACATTCAAGCACCATTTGAAGATTGTACAAAAGAAAAGTACGAAGAATTAATGAAAACACTTACGGAAGTAGACTTGAGCAAGGTTATTGAAATCGAAGATAATACAGATTTATCAGGTGAGGTAGCTTGTGCAGGAGGTGCTTGTGAAGTTAAATAAGGATGATAAAGAATTATATTATTTGGAAAATGGTAAAGTGGTGTTCACTCCTAAGTTTCATCTCCAACGAGGTGATTGCTGTGGGAGTGGGTGCCGCCATTGTCCATATATTCCAATCGGTATAAAAGGAAATAAAAATACAAAACAAAAACAAAATGGTAACAGTTAAGAAATTTTCAGCAGTATGGTGTGGCCCTTGTAGAGCATTAGCACCTGTAATGAACGAAATCAAAGGTAATTTTTCAAATGTAAAGTTTGAAGAATATGATATCGATGAATATAGTGAAGTAACCGAACAATATGGTGTTCGTTCAGTTCCAACCGTAATCATTGAAAGAGACGGAGTAGAATTACAAAGGTTTTCCGGCCTATCATCCAAAATAGCATATGTAAATGCAATCAATGAGGCGATAAAGTAAATTTGGTAGTGTGGAAAAAATAAGTTATATTAGAGTCATGTTAAGAGGTGAAGCACATCCAATGCACAAACTGACGGAAGAACAAGTTTTGCAAATTAGGGAACTATACAAAATAGGTCATAGAAATATTAATGTAATAGCTAGGAACTATAAAGTATCACCTGCAAACATTAAAAAAATAGTTACAAACGAAACGTGGAAACACATGGTTAAGTGGCCATATGAAAGTACAAGATAAACAATATTGTGATACTTCCAAGTTTAGTGTAAGGTTAATAGAAAAGTCGGTTGCAAAGAATATAATAGTAAAACATCATTATTCTAAACAATGGACAAAAGTTAGTTACGCATTAGGTTTGTTCTACGAAAACGACACCGAACATAAATTTTTTGGTGGAGTAAATCAGGAACTAATTGGTGTCATTTGTTATGGTGACCCGATTGGCAGACATTGTGGAGCATCTATAAGTGAGACATTGGATAGAACGGAAGTGATGGAGTTGGTAAGACTTTTTGTATTTGACGGATATGGTTGTAATATTGAAAGTTGGTTTGTCGGAAAGTCTTTTGAATGGTTAAAAGAAAACGCAAAACAAATAAGAGCATTGATATCATACTCCGACCCTGTGCAAGGACATAAAGGTCAAATATATCAGGCAACAAATTGGTTATATCAAGGAACAAGCATTAGACCCAACGACACATGGTCTTTTCGTTTTGAAGAAGGTGGTAAATGGATACATGGTAGAACTATGGCACCTTATTGGGGAACAACCTCACCA